TCATCAACAGCATTTGTTGATAACTCAAAAGTATCTTTGCCAGCAGTATTTGGCGAAACGTGAACAACGCCATTTATATCTACAGCACTGTCAATGTCTACAGCGTCAAGATTTGTTGTACCGTCTACATCAATATCACCGCTGATATCCAGTGATACAAATTTACCGTCTGCTAAGTCTCTTGCTCTGGTCATTATCCTGCCTCCAACGTAGCTATGCGGGTCTTTGCTGCATCAAGTTCTGCTTTGAGTTCTTTGATTGCATTTACAAGAGGCATAATCATCATGTCTCTACTCAACGCCTGTGTGCCATCTGGTTGTGTTGACCATATGCCCTGTGTTCCTGCCTTAGAATCATCAAGTGCTTGCTTTACTTCTTGTGCAATAAAACCATTCATCACAACGCTTGTGTCCATTTTATTGGTTTCATTGTATGAATCTGTAAGTGTTTGCGGCACTTCATTGCTTGGCTTCCATTGGAATGTGCGAGGCTGTAGACGATTGATAAAGTCTAAGCCAAGTGTATCATCTTTAATGTTTGTTTTAAGGCGTTCATCAGATGAGCGTGTCCAAGAAGCATTGGTTGCAAAGTTGTTGTAAACTCTGTTTCCTGATTTACCAAAAGTAAACTCATTGTCCCCTATAGAATCTATAGCATTACCAATAGTAATGCTTTGTGCGCGGCTAGAACTCGCTGTGTCAACATCATAACCAATACAGATGTTGTCATTGCCTGTTGCAAGGTCATCTTTACCAGCAATATTTCCTATTATGGTATTTCTTGCGCCTGTGGTAATTGCAGCCCCAGCATACTCTCCTAAACTAGTGTTTTGTGAACCCGTTGTATTTGCGCCAAGTGCGTGTACACCAACACCAACATTATCACTAGAAGTCGTGGTAGCGTCTCCTGCTCTATGTCCAATAAATACGTTGCTTTGACCAGTGGTCACGGCAGAGCCAGCATCACGACCAACAAGCGTGTTTTCTGAACCTGTTGTAATGAGTTTACCAGCAGAATATCCAACAGCAGTTAAATTATTTCCTGTGCTTAATGATTGCCCCGCAGTATAACCAATAGCCGTATTCTGTGCGCCAGTAGTTTGTGTTGTTAATGCCGCATATCCAAAAGCAGAACTATTACTTGCTGTTGTATTATTGCCTAATGCTGCATACCCCATAGCAGTATTATATTGACCAGTTGTATTGTAGTATAACGCCTGATTACCAAACGCCATGTTTCTTGAACCAGTAGTGTTTGAATGTAAAGAATATGTGCCAACGGCTGTGTTTCTATCGGCAGTGGTATTGCTATAAAGCGAATATGTGCCGATGCCTGTATTTCTTACTCCAGTGGTATTTGAATATAACGCTTGATACCCCAAAGCAGAATTGCTATCTCCCGTGGTGTTCAACTCCATTGCAAGGCCACCAACTGCTGTGTTTAGTAGACCAGTAGTGAGTGAGTTTAAAGCGGAGTATCCAATCGCTGTATTATAATCTGACCCATCATCAGTAGCATTGTATGTTGCAAGCGCGGAATGCCCAACAGCTACGTTGCGTCCACCTGTTGTATTTGCAGTCATGGCGTTGTAGCCGATTGCCACATTTCTAGCACCTGTAGTATTTGCATCTAGAGATGTTGTTCCAACAGCTACGTTTCTGTCGCCAGTGGTGTTTGCCCCTAAAGCGGCGTAGCCAACGGCAGTGTTGTTACTAGCATTATTATTGGCATCTAAAGCATAAGCACCAACAGCAGTATTATTTGACCCAGTTTGATTTGTGTTAAGAGCCTCATTTCCAAACGCTGTGTTACTTCCACCTGTTGTGTTTGCCCCTAGTGCATAGCGACCAGCGGCTGTATTTTGACCACCCGTTGTGTTTGCGCCTAGTGCAAATTGACCCAAGCTAGAGTTAGCAGTGCCAGTGGTGTTTGCTACAAGAGCATCTGTACCTACTGCCGTATTGTTGTCTGCTGTAGTATTCGCGTAGAGGGCTAACTTACCGACTGCCGTATTGTTGCTACCTGTTGTAGTTACGGCTAATGCCTCTCGACCAATGCCTGTATTGGACGCTCCTGATGTATTAGCAGTTAAGGCGGCGTGTCCTATAGCGGTGTTATGAGAGCCAGATAGTGAGCCGTCATCTAATGCAGTGTCGCCCAAAGCCACATTATTTGTGCCTGTCGGAAAATTACCATCTAACTTTATTGTGCCGCCATCTGTAGAAAAGTTACCAGCGTTAGTAATACCATCAGTGGTAGTCGCTCCGTCAACGTCCACAGTGCCGCTAACAGTAGCATTGCCGCTGACAGTCAACCCATCTGCAGTGGTAAATCGTGATACTCCTGCACCGATATATGCCATTAGCTAATCTCCAAGATAGACAGAGCCACGTCAGCAGAACTGCTAGTGTTGCTCGTAACCTTTAAAACGTCACTTGCGTTGAGTACGACTTTCTGTTCACCACCTACCACAACAAGAGTGCTACCCACCGGAACAGGCGCAGACTTGATTAGATAGATGTTATCACCATCGTTGTTCTCAATTTGCACATCGACTTCAATCTGTGAAGTAACAATGTTAGCAATAGTGAGGCCGATGATAGTGGTTTCAGTCGAACTCGCACCAGTGTGTATTGTGGCAGCAGATGTGCCTACAGCGGTGTCAGTGACGAGTTTAAATGCGTTTGCCATTTATTCCTCCTCAACCAAGCGCAATCGCAAGAGCTACAGCCTCGTTAGATGCTGCAGTTTGTGCAAAGGCGGTTGTTGCGATAGTTGTGTCGCTAGTGCCAGCAGATTGTGTCGTGGCAGTAACAGCACTGGACAGTGACCCGCCATTTATTGTCGGACTAGTTAGTGTTTTATTAGTTAGAGTTTGTGTTGCAGCAATACCAGCAATCGTGTCTGTAGTTGCTGGTAGTGTAAGTGTAATATTACCCCCGAACGATGCGTGTGCTGGGGCTTGGAGTCGTGCATAGTGAGCATTAGACGACTCACAGTAGAAGTCTATGTAGGACTGTGTGCCGCCATTCTTGATTGAGATAGCACCCTGCGAGATGCTAACACCGGATGCCCCACCAAATGTAGCTGTGCCTGTGACAGCAGGAGCAGAGATGGTCGGTGAGGTGAGTGTCTTGTTGGTCAAGGTCTGTGTAGCTGATGCACCAACAATCTCTTGATCACTACCTGCTGGTAAAGTCAATACGTTAGTTACAGAGGCAGAGTGTGGCTGCGACTTAACTATCTGCCCATGACTGTTACTTTCACAGTTGAACTGTATCGCACCGGGATTGGTGTTACCGCGAACTGTTACATGCCCTGTGCCTTTAGCCTCTAGGTCAAGGTCAATGTTGCTGTCGTCACCTGTAGCAGACAACTTAGGTGCGCTACTAGAGGCAGCATTGGTTATATCAAACTGATTGACTGCAGAACCTGTGGTTTGGAATATAATCTGTTCGTTGCCACTTTCGTCTGCAATAAAGTGTGCATCGTCAATAAGAATGTTGTGACTATTTGTGTCGAGGTTGCCACCAAGTTGCGGGGTGCTGTCTTCTGACAAGTTAGATATGGCACTAGATGTAGCAAGACCTGCAGTAAAGTTTGCACGAGTCATCTTGCGGAATGCAGATGCACTCTCGTCAAAAATAAGTATAAGGTCGTCTGATGCAATGCTTGTCTCTGCTGTCTGACTTGTAAACACAGATGTGTCGAGAGTATCAATAGCACCCTCAAAGTATGTTTCAAAGTCAGTTAGCGCGACCTGTTTCATTGTGCCACCGTCGTTGACGATAACACGGTCTGCATCTGCAAGTGTGGTGGATGTGGCTGATGTATCTCCGTCAAGGATGTTAATTTCTGCTGTCGTAGCAGTAACACCATCCATGATATTAAGTTCGGCAGTAGTAGCTGTCACACCATCTATAATGTTAAGTTCGGCAGTGGTGGCTGTCACACCATCCATAATATTTAGTTCCGCCGTCGTAGCAGTAACGCCATCTAGGATGTTTAGTTCTGCTGCAGTAGATGTTACACCATCTAGGATATTTAGTTCTGCCGCAGTGGATGTTACACCATCTAAGATATTTAGTTCCGCTGCAGTGGATGTTACTCCGTCTAAGATATTTAGTTCTGCTGCAGTAGATGTCACACCATCTAGGATGTTTAATTCTGCAGCGGTAGCTGTGATAGCCGTGCCATTAAAATTAATTGCATCTACGTGGGCTGTGCCATCGACGTACAAATCTTTAAATTCTAGAGAACTTGTGCCTAAGTCAATATCGTTATCTGTTACGGGTACGATTGCTCCGTCTTGAAAACGTATCTGTTCGACAGTAGAACCCGCACCACCCGCGTCTACAAACACACCTACGCGATTGTTCGTATTATCAACAACAACTTTGTTGAGAGGTGTGGTAACTCCGGGATCACCTATGAGGCCAATGACCGGACCTTCTGCAGCCGTGCCATCGTGCTTGTGACCACTAGTGTTGACGAACGCAGCAAGTACCTGATCAAATTCGTTGTTACTGTGTGCGGCGGTGATCGTATCGCCATCAGAGTACGAAGACTGCCTAGTGTATCCTGCCATGTGTTATCTCCTGCCCCCCGGTGTAAATTCTAGTTGGTAGCCTTTCACTGAGATAGGGGATGCTCCTTGTGTGTCGTCCAAACGTACTGCTACTGTAAATCCACCGCCTTCGACACTCTGTCGTACGAGAGGTGTGCCTGATGATCCGTACACTGCAGTGCCGTACGTTGATGCAGCTAGACCGTATAGTGCTATTGCTGCACCAGAAGTTAGATCATATTCTGCAGGTTGCGGTACGTCGGAAGAGTTGAAATCGTAGCGAATACGAAACTTAGAGTTCACCGCACCTTCGTTATCGTAGTTCCAGATGATACGTTGCATCAGTTTGCGAACGCCGGGGTCACCCATTATGTAGTCTGGAGAACGATATATTGCATTTATATTCGTGCCGTCGAAGGTATTACCTGTTTCCTGTTTGTGAATGTAGCCGTCGTATCCCCCATGTAGGATCGTTTCGACTCCGCTGATAAATCCTGATGCTGCGGATGTTGGTCTAACTCCTGATAGATCAGCGTATTCCCAGCCTATGCCTCCCTCTGTGCCAGCCTTGATAACGCCTATGA